AAAGCTGAAGCTGAGAAAGCAGCGGCGGAAAAAGCTGAAGCTGAGAAAGCAGCGGCGGAAAAAGCTGAAGCTGAGAAAGCAGCGGCGGAAAAAGCTGAAGCTGAGAAAGCAGCGGCGGAAAAAGCAGCGGCGGAAAAAGCTGAAGCTGAGAAAGCAGCGGCGGAAAAAGCTGAAGCTGAGAAAGCAGCGGCGGAAAAAGCTGAAGCTGAGAAAGCAGCGGCGGAAAAAGCTGAAGCTGATAAGAAATAGTTATGGCAATGACAGAGAATTTAGAGGTTTTTTTTAATACCAATGAATTCGCTATTACTGCTTTATATAACGGTGCAACGTCAGTGAATGTAATTTATGACCATGAATACACTGAGCAGTTTGGCGCTGCTGGCACAAATCCTTTTATAACGGCTGATGCCGCGGATTTTGCCAGCGCTGCCAAGGGCCAGTCAATAGTTCTGGATTCAACCAGTTACACCATAAAGACTATTGAGCGTGACGGTACTGGTTTAGTGCGGTTGGAATTAACAAAGGCATAACGTGGCTAATCATTTAAGGCGGCAAATCAGGGAGGCTTTGGCATTGGTGGTGACTGGATTGGCTACTACTGGAGCACGGGTATATCAGTCGCGTGTTGTGCAACTGGAAGCAAGTGAATTACCGGGCTTAAAAGTTTTTACTGGCAGCGAGGCTGTTGAGGTGATTGAGATTAGTTCAAATCCTCTACAGGAACGCAATTTGACTGTCACGGTTACAGCGGTAGCAAAGGCTGTAAGTGATCTTGATGACGCTCTGGATCAGATGATCAAGGAAGTTGAGGTTGCAGTGGCATCCAGTAGCACACTCGGCGGTTTGGTAAAGGATGTAGTTTTGACAGGTTCTGATGTTGAGATGAACGCTGATGCAGAAATGCCGACCGGGCAGGCAGTTTTAACTTTTAACGCAAATTATTACACACGTGCGCAAGCACCTGATGTTTCACTTTAAGGAGCTATAACATGGCTGTTTCAAAATGGAGTAACGTGGCGGTCGCAGTGCAGTCTGCAATTGCTTCAGCAAAAGAAATTACTGCAATTTCCAAGGCCAGTGAAGGTGTTGTTACATCAGCTTCACATGGCTACACAGATGGCGATTATGTGCTTTTGACAGTTCAAGGCATGTATCAGCTAGATGGCGTTGTTGCCAGAGTGAGTGGTGTTACTACAGATACTTTTAAGGTTGAAGGTATTGATACAACCCTGTACGAAACATTTACCAGCGGCACTGCTCAAGAAATCACATTTGGTACCAGTCTGACTTCTGCCACAAGCATTAACGCAAGTGGCGGTGACTTCGACTTTATTGACACGACTACCATTCACGACAACGTGAAGAAACAGATTCCTGGTCTGCCATCACCCGGCACATTCACAATGGATCTGTTCTGGGATCTTGCTGATGCTGCGCTGATTGCTTTGAAGGCCGCATCAGATAACCAGCTGCAGCGTGCGGTTCGCTTTACATTTGCCAATGGCCAGAAGGTTGTCTTTATCGGCTACGTAGGTGCGTCCGGATTACCTACAGGCGGCGCACAGGAAGTTGTTAAAACCAGCGTGGTAATCACCATGTTCGGTAAACCACAAGTGTACGCAAGCTAATCATGGCGGTAATAAATAAATCTGCAATTCCTGAGCCTATTCTGCCTAAAGAGACGGTAGAAGTACCGTCTCTGAATGGCGATGTGATTGTGCAAGGGTTAATGCTTAAGGACCGCATGGAACTCCTGTTTTCTGAATCAGAAACAGGCCGCATTAATCTCTCGTTGTTGTTAAGTCTTACTGTTGTTGACGATAAGGGTGATCCACTTTTTACACAACAACAGTGGGAAATATTCGGTTCAACAAACTTTGTTGACGCGATGCTGTTGTTCAAAGTTGCAAAACGCTTGTGTGGCTTTGATGCCAAGGTGGCTGAAAAAAAGTAAACGAGCGGCCCGCGTTACAGTTTGCGTTGTTTCTGGCTAGGTCATTAGGTAGAACGCTGCATGAGCTAGCCCACACGATGACCGCTGAAGAGTTTGGATTGTGGCAGTACGAGTATTCAACCAGACCATGGGGTGATATTCGCAATGACATGATGGGCAGCATCATTGCCAGCACGGTGGCAAATGTAAATCGCCGGCCAGAAGCAGAGCCTTTCAATGCTTACGACTTTCTTCCGAAGTATGGAAAGAAAGTACAAGAAGAACAGACGCAAGTTGAAGATCAGCCTGCTGAATTTTTTAAACAATTTTAGGCAGTCAAATGGCAAATCAAAAAGCTGAAATAATTATCAGTGCTAAAGACCAGACTAAGAT